TTGGGTAACTGCAGCCATAGTGTTAGGAGCAACAGCAGCATATGTGCTTGCACCAAATCCTGCTAGGCCTATTCCCATCCCAACTTTTTCAGCACGAGTAAAAGATCCAAGACCAAGACGTCCAGCGCCAGGCTTGTCTGAACTCATTTTACGTACAGACTCTTCTGTATCTTTCATGGTCTCAGACCATGCGTCAGCAATTTCGTCTACAAGTTTTTTAGCTTCTCTAAAGTATTTAATAAAACCTTTAGGCATACCTTCAAACTCAAGGTCACTACCCATAGATGCAAAAGAGGTCGACTCAGCATCTGATGGCTCAAACATGTTTTGACTTGCCATTTAGATCACCGCCTTATTCTAGCCGTAGCTCTTTCTAGCCAATTTATACGCTCTCTAAGACTTAGATTACGTACTTCGTTTAGTGTCCACCCTGGATAGTTCTGGACTAATAAGTCCTGCATATCCATAAGTAGTTCGTAGTCAATCTCGTTAACGAAACAATTCCGCTAGGGTTAGCGGAAGCGGTACCTCCGCGCCGCAAGACTGACATGGGATTTTAATTTGACTAAGTTGTGGGCCTGGGTTGCGGTTTGTGATCTCCTGAAGAATGTCTCTACGGTCTTTAAGGCTCAGTTTTCTAACATCGTCCATGTTAAGAACTGGAGCACCGTTGATAGATTCAATACAGTTTTTCAGAAGAATTGTATCCAATTCTGCTGAGGTTTTGTTGGTAGAAGTTACAATAGCTTTTTGAGTGCTTCCTGTAGGAAGGCTTACTACTACTTCTCCAACCTTACACTTAACCGTAAATGTGTGTTCCCCATCAAGTTTCTTAAGAGGCACATCTCTAGTCAAGTCTATTTCAAACGTTTGTTCTACTGAACAACTTGGGCACTCTCCAGGTCCTAATTTAACATCAGAACCAAAAGTAGCCTTTCTAATTGCTAGCAGTAGTAGCTCACGATCCCCTGCATAGAGAGCGTCTAGTGTCTCTTTGTCAGCAGGTTCGTCACCAATCTTTACTGTTGCTCTTTCAAGAATTGTTAAAAGAGCTTTTCCTGGATCAGAGATTTTAGAGATAATCTCTTCATCTAGTCCAGTCAACTCTCTAATCTCTGCTGTAGAAATAAAACCATTGATTGGATCTAATAGTCCACCCAAAAGTTCTACATCTGTATCGGGCGGTGGCGTAGTAGTTACCTTAGGGGCACCACTAGCCACCACCTGATCAGAAGGGTTCATAGCTTTATTAGCTAAGTCATTTGCTAAAGCAGGATCGATTGTCGCATTTATAACGGTATCTGTAGTCATATTATTCACCTATTCTTTAATTAATTGATTTCTTTAGCAGTATTAGCTAGTGTGTAGTCCTTTGCATAAACAACATCAAATCCTTCGTGCACTAGAGACATTTCTTCTACCATAAGAGTATTAGCTCCTGCGTCTAGATTGCTGTAGGACAGTGATGAAATCCATGCGTTGTAAACTTTAAAGCGAAGTGAGGTGTGTTGCTCATAGGCAGTTTGTGCCTGAGCTTGAGCAGCTGCAGCACCTGTACTTGCTTGAGGGTTTGGATGACTCAAAACCTGAATGTCAATGTTTGCACGGAAACCAGCACCTACACCGCTAGTAACGCTAGGTGTGATAACTGAGAACAAACGCTTCATCCATTTGATGTTTGAATCTTGACCCAACATAACTCCCTTAGAGAGAGTAATAGGGGTAAATGCAGACTGACCAGGGATCTGATGGACGTTAGTATTGTATCCACCTTCACGATAGGCAATCGGTTCAGTGGTTACGCTAAGGCCTGATAGAGAAACAAACCCCATCTTTGCTGGCTTAGCTGCGTCTTTCCACTCGTCTGTTGGTTGAAATGTGACTAAGAATCTAAAATTACGGACTGGATCCGTCATCAAGGTACTTAGTGGATTTTGAAATGCGGCCATTTTTTATCTATCTCCTTTACGCTGATGCGTTTCCGGTTAGTTGTCCAAGCTTAATGACAACGAACTCTGCTGGGTATTCAAGCGCAACACCGACTTCAATGTTAACTCTACCGGCTTGAATTTCGGTAAATGGATTGTTAGTACCATCGCACAAGACATAGAAGGCTTGACTTGGATTTGTTCCACGTAGCCCACCTGACTGCCAGTAGCTACGAAGGAAGCTATTTAGTGTGGTATTAATTTGAGACCATAGAGTTGCGTCGTTGTTCTCAAAAACAGCAAATGATGTTAGATCATCCATAGACTTCTTAATGTAAATCAAAGAACGTCGAAGATTGATGTAACGATTGTTTGGCGTGTTATCTAGAGTACGACCACCCATGATAACAATACCTGCACCAGGTACCTGGCGGATAGCATTGATAGGATCTACGCTTGTATTAATAGCATCAAGTTCAGCGTTAGTAAATAGGTGTTCAGTAGATACGGCTAGAGCCATAACATTCTGTAAACCTGCTGGAGTCTTTGCTGGACCACGGCTTGCATCAGTAGCAAGGTACTGACCTACTACACCAGCACCTGGAGCCTGTAGGCGAGTTACGCCAACGCTCTTAGTTGGATCTGGAATGTTGTACCATGGATAATACGCTGCAGCAATATTTCCTGTATTGTTTGCAGCAAAGATAGCTGAAGTAGCTGTAACCTGTTGCTGTGCTGCAGTGACTGATAGCCCAGAAGGAGTATCAACAACAACGAATGCATCAGTACGACCAGCAGCATAGGCTACTGCATCTCCATGAATGCCTGCAGTAATAGTTCCTGTTGCAGCATATGGCGCATCTGGTGCGTACATAACTAGAGGGTTAACTACAGAATCAAATGTTGTCCATGATGCTGCGTAGTCTGTGCGAACTGGTGCTGCTCCATCAGCTCCACCAGTAATACCTAATGCGGTAGCAGTTACACCTGGGAACTTGGTAGCGTCAAAGCCTGTGGTACCAATTGTAATTACAGATGTAGGGTTAGAGTTAACAATTGAACGAACAAAGTTTCTGTCAGTAGAAACCATGCTTAGATCATTATAAGACTCTACTAAGTTAACAGCGGTTGATCCACCAACAGCGGTTACTTGATAGACTTCAAGGCCAAAACGATTGGCAGATCCGCCTGCAGTAATAGCTACTGAGTAGGCAGTAGACCATGATCCTGCGTTAACCGCAGTAACTGTAAATACTGGGTTTGGAGTTACAGTAACAGTAACAGTTGCTGTTGCTGAAGCGCCTGTAACAGCAGTGCCTGTAGCAGCACTAGTAACAGTAAATTGTGAGCCTGAACGAGACGCAATTTCTACATTAGATAAGTTAAACGCTGATGTTGAAAGACCTGTAATAGTTACAGTCTGTCCAACAGAAAACGTATTAGTAGCTGTGTAAGTAATAGTTCCTGAGGAAGCAGATGCTGCTGTAACAGTAGCTGTGGTAGTAGTTGTACTTCCAGGACCATCGTTAACTACTACTGAACCTGTAGCAGATGATGCTCCAATTACACGCTTTACATATAGATCTCGGCCGCCATTAGCAAAAAAGTTATAGGCAGCCCAAGTGGTTGGGTATGAGTCGTTTAATCCACCAAAAGCCTTAACAAAATCTGTCCAAGTACTAACTAGTACTGGTGCAGTCGTAAGACCTTTAGGAAGAGCCCCAACAAATGCACCAACAGCGTTTGCAGTGTTTGCAGGCTGAACAGATTGTTGTAGGGGTACTTCTTGGATATAGACTCCGGGACGGGCAAAGTTTGCCATTCGGGGTTACTCCTTCGGTTAGGTTGTTTTCTTAGTGGGGCCGGGTTATTTACTGATTTATGGTAAAAGGTATAGTTTGAGATACGAGTGATGTATTAACATCCAGCACTTGATATACATCAACGAGTTGTTGGGTAAACAACTCTGCGCTTATACGGATGTTATAGACATTGCTAAAGAGGCGTTTGCCACCTTCAGTAGTGTCTCTTTTTGAGAACCCCAACATATCCAAACGACGGTGTGTACCGTCTTGAGGAACGGGTAGTTGCCCAAATCTAAATGGTAGTCTACCAGGTGCAAACAACTTAGCCATAATCTGACGATCATGACGAGGCTGGCGGGACCAGGTTGAGACTTGGTAGATAAGATCTACCGGGATAGGAAAGTCAATAGGTTGATTAATGGAGTCATCTTCATTAAGGTTAGGTGTAAAGCCTTCAGGCGTATAGGTTAGGTTTACCACACCTCGGTGAGCACGTTCAAAGTCCTCACGAACCCCGACTAAATCTAGGGTGATATATGGATAAACCTGCTGACGGATGTCTTTATCTGGTTGCCCATAGT